CTAAGCTTGCCGCTTGCTTGAGCGGTCAGCCAAATGTGGCGCTGATCATCGTAAAAAAAAAGGAAAAAGGAGGAAAAATGATTAGCGACCGATCAACAAATATCTGCATTCCAATTCGGTGTCAAAACTATGTGGATGCTGAATGTCCGGGAAATGCGGGTGAATGCATAATGATGCCTTCATACGCTGACCTGAAATATCAAATCGCGGACCTGAAGAGTCAAATCGCTGACCTGAAATATCAAATCGCTAAGGAGAAATAACTAACAGGCCTGGAGGGCAGTCCGGGCCTTTATTTTTCTTACTCTTCTTGAGATTGTCTCGGGCACCGGGTGATCACGTTATATTCCTCAAGTACATTTCCCTGCAACGATCAAGCTTTTCTCTCAGCGTCTTTGCATGAGCTAGTGCAGCTTTTATGATTGTCACTTCGGAGCCTTCGGTTTGATATGTTATATCAAGTCCGATAAATTCAGCCGCGAGTCTCATGAGATGGTACAGAGATTCTTTGGCCCTATCAATCTGTGGAGCAGCCTTCACCCTTTCCGCCAACTCTAATATCCGTTCGACTTCCCACTGCCTGATAACTATGCCTCCTGACGGCTCCTTACAGGCCAGAATCGCGTTTGCGAGGGCGAGCGCATAGTCTGTTGTACTGTCCTCAATCTGCATGGTGGCCTCCTTGCCTCGTATCAGCCCCTGCGCCCGCGATCTCGTGCGATATCGGCACATTGTTCCGTCCGTCCATGTAGCCGGCGAGATACTCAGCCCTATGCGATACGTTCAGCCCGGCCAAAAAAAACATGGCCGCGACTGCCGAAAAAGCAATCACAACAAAAAGGTAAGCCCAAAAACCCTTGACGATTATCATGTTTTTCTGCTCGTGTCTATGCATAATTCCTCCTTTTTCTTTTCTGTAGGGATTGAGAAGTTTAGCGGCCATATTTATTTTTCAAGCGGTTTTGCAAAACAACTCAATCCATCCCTCTTTCGTTTTTTCGACCCATCGGAATAAAAACGGCCATTCAGTACGCGCACAATCAAAAGCAAGTCTTGATCGACCATAACTGGCATGCTTATAGGCCGAATTTTTCACTTCGACGCACAAAATATCTCCATTTGCAAGCTTCACCACCCAATCCGGTGTATATTTATGCCCTGATTTCAACGACATAGTTAATCCCTCGAAAACTATCGTAGGGGCCATCCAATTTGCAAATTCAGCCTTCAGGGTTAATCCGTACGCATTTGGAAACTCAGCCTTCAGGATTAATCCGTACTCAGCCTCTGTTTTATTCGGCTGTTTTGGGCGTTTTAAGCCCTTCCTCACCTGCCCCCCTTGCACTGATACCTGTTTCGATTTTTGAGTCATGTTTGATGCCTTCGCGCTCGTTTGAGCAGGCTTTTCCGGCCCATGCGGACACTGCCCGCAGCCGGCACCGCGCCATCTGCAATTTGTGCAAAAATCAGTAACGGTCATGATTTCCCCTGATTATCAGGATCAATAGCCTTGGATTTGGATGGCCCATGCGAACATGTTGAATCGCAATCCGGGCAATAATCTTCTTCCTCTTCTTTCTCAAGCAACACCTTCAAAATCTCTGTTATAAGCACTTTTAATTCATGCTCATCTAATTTGCTCTTAATGAGTTCAAGCTCTTCTCTGTTCACTTTCAACCTCCGTGCTCATATTCCCAGATATGCCGCTATCCAGCGGATGTATTTTTCGTACTGCTTCGGACTCAGGACATTGTTTTTCGTGATCTTGCGTTTGGCCGCCTCATAAGCCACCATCGTGCCACATCCCCTATGATAGCCCATGCTCGCCATCTCTACCCAAAATTGTTTTTTAGTCATATATTCTCCTCCGTTTCTGTGAACTTTTGCAGGTCCCCGTTAAAATACAGTTTCACTTCCCCAGCCCCAATGTTCCTACCCTTCGCAAAGGTCAGCGTCGCTGGCCCGTTGCCTTGCTTATATTCACCTGACAAAAACATCACAATGTCTGCATCCTGTTCTATCTGTCCGCTCTCACGGAGATCAGCAAGCGTGGGCTTTTTATCCATCCGGTCTTCTACTTTCCGGTTAAGCTGCGCCAACGATATGACCGGGATTTCGTTTCTCAAAGCGACGCCCTTAAGGTAGCGCGATATCTCAGCAACTTCCTGCTCTCTCTTTTTCGGCTCGTTAGACGATGCGCGCTGAAGATAATCGACGAAGATTAACTGGACTTTATGCTTTTCGATCATCTCAATCACGGTCCGCTCGATCTCTGAAATCTTCTGTGCCTTGAAAGTGAAGCTTATCGGCAACTCAGCCATCTTGCCGGCAGCAGGCGTTAGGTATTTCCATTCGTCGCGTCCCAGTACACCCTTGCGGAGCTTCCATAGCTCAACCCCTGAAAGGTGAGCCAGCGCTCGGATGCCGAGTTGCAGCTTTCCCATTTCCAAAGAGACGAACCCGCACGAAACACCGCTGTCTTGTGCCCACTGCATCGCCATCGCGCTTTTGCCCATCCCTGGCCTCGCAGCTAAAACAATAAAATCGCCTTTCTGCCAGCCATCCGTGACCTTATCGACAGCCTCAATGCCACTGGTAATACCTGATAGATTCCCGCGCTCACAACGGCGCTCAATAGCTCCAAAGGTCTCTTTGGTCACTTCCAGCATCGTCACTATTTCACAGCCGTACCCCGTCAGCAGATTGCCGATCTCTAATCGCAAGGATGTGACTATCTCGGCAACTTCGTTTTCTTTTACCGAGTCGATAACCCTTCTGCAGATGACTATAAGACTGCGCTTCTGTGACTGCTCTTTTATCATCTTCGCGTGGTTAGCGACATTGACCGTTGTCACAATTCCGTTCGCAAGTCCGATCAGATATCCAAAACCTCCGACCGCTTCCAGGTGGTCATGTGCCCGGAGCCTGGTTACAACTGCCTGAGTATCAATCGGCTCCCGGTCCTCGTATAGTTTCAGCAATGCTGTATAAATTACCCGGTGCGATTCTTTGTAAAAATCAATCGGCTGCAAAATAGGCATTACGCGCTTCATGCATTCGCCATCGTAGAGGATTGACCCGATCACGTCCATTTCAGCTTCGATATTCTGAGGCGGTAAAAATCCGATATCATCCACGCTCGTATTCCTCGGGGTGTTCGTTTTTGTGCTTTTCAGCAGCCTCAACTTTTTGCTGGACGGATTGAGGTTCAGGTTCTGAGTATTTACAAGGACTGGTAGAAATCGGCGGTTCGATTTTATTTAACCAGTTAGTTATAAATTTTCTCGTCTTTTGCCTGCCTGGGTGAGATAATAGCCATGCATCCATTTTTGATAATTCCATTTCAACATCAAAATGCTTATATGCCGGATTTTCTTTTAGTGCAGTAATAAATTCTTCATCAGAAAGTTTTTTAGGTTTCCCGTTAGAGGGACTTGCAATTTCTTTTTCTTTTTTTTCTTTTTCTTTTTTATCTGTATCTGTATCTGTATCTGTATCTGTATCTGTATCTGTTCTGTTCTGTTCTGTCTCTGGGGGGGTTACATGTAACGTTTCACGTAACGTTTCTTCCTTTGCTCTATACCGTCTAACCCTATCGTTAATATTATCAGATTGAAACTGACGTTTGTTCCAGTTTATAAAGGATAATCCGTTTTCATCGTATGCAACAATGTCATGCTTTTGAAGCTGACCCAATGCAGTTAAAAGATGTTTTTCTTTAACGCGAAGTCGCCAGGAAACTTCAGATATTTTTTGATTTATTGAACCGTTTGAATCTATTTCTTTCGCAAAACACAATAAAAGTATAAAAATTCTGAAAGTTTTGTCGCTGAGTTGTGCTTGCTTTCGATCATCAATGAGGTCTGTGTAAAGCCGTAACCAGGACATTAACCCCTCGCTAAAACATAAAAAGCAGCACCGGAATGGAGCGCGTTTGCAGCCGCTTCCTTGCTGGTATTGCGCCAGTAAGTCCCATTCCGATACTGCCTGTTAAATTTTAACTTATTGACTGTCTGCAAACAGCCCTCCGATATGTTAGAGATTCAACATTGTAAAAATATTATATTCCCGCTCCGGCAAAAAGTCAAACTCCGCCTTATAAGTTTTGCTTATAGTGGGATAGAGTCGTCTTCTATAGGCCATTCGGGTTCATCGGTTGTCAGTTCCAATGTTGCCTGTTCTTCCAGGTCGTCAACGCAGGAAATGTTTTTAACCGCCTGCCGGTAATAAGAGGGCTTTAATTCTATCCCTATCCCTTTACGCCCCATTTTTAGAGCCATATATACCTCGCTTCCCACGCCCATGAATGGGGTTAGGATTATCTCATCTGGATTGCTCCAGAGGGTCAGGCAGCGCTCTATAACATCCAACTGCAACGGACACACATGTTTTTCTTCTTCGTCTTCCCTTGCCTCTCTATAGGGCAGCAAGCGTCCTGTTCTTATGTCAGACCAAATAGGGTCAGCATAGTGTCTCCATATCCAGTGAGATAAATAATTCTTGCGATGATCGCCCTTGTAATTCTTAAATTCAGCCACGAGATTGTCAGGTATCGGAGTTTCACCGGCATAAGTTGATAGTCCATAGGGATGCCCGACAGGGGCTTTATTTTCTCCGCTTTTTGTGAATACTAAAACATAATCGGGTCCGGCTATCCGGCACCGCGCCGAGTCCTCGACTATCATTTTGTGCATCAGTGATCTCATGCGAGTGCGCCGTGCAATCAGCCAGGGGTCCTTGCGTATTGTTATGCGACAGAAGAAATTAAAACCATGTGCCTCATGGGTTCTGACAATATCGCCGGGGAAGTCGCGCTGGAAGTTTCCCTTTTTCAAATCCATGCAATGAACAGCAGTCAATCTGCCTGGTTTTGTCAGCCTACTGATTTCATTAACGATAAAATCATATTGTACTATCCCTTCCTCGTAAGTAGTACAGTTCGACATGTCGCGTGGGTCATTACTGTATTGGTACAATTCGGGGAAGGGCGGTGAATATATCGAAAAATCTATTGATTCGCTTTTTAACCGTGGAAGCACTTCCATGCAGTCTGCATTGTAAATAGCATGTGTATCTTTTATCTCCTGTTCTATTACAGCCATTCGGCAACCTCCATTTCTTTTTTATGGTTATCCTCTATCTTAATGTGCATGCCCTGCCCCATATAATAGACAAGGGCTGCAAACATCTTGTCGCACTTGTCTTGTTTCTTTTTCAGGTTTGCCGTGACACCGGCTTCGCCTTCCGTGGTGATAATATCCACATTGACGCTTTCTGTTCTACCGAAACGGTGAGAGCGCCTCACGGCCTGATAATATTGCTCAAAACTATGTGATGGGAAAAAGGTATGATGGCCGCAATGCTGCCAGTTCATTCCCCAAGCTGCCACTTTTGGCTTTGTGACGAGTCGAGGGATTTCTCCCTTACTAAAGGCAATCAATCGGTTTTCCTTTTCTTCATCTGAATGTCTGCCTGCAACTTCAACGCTATCCGGTATCATCTTAGCGAGTAGTTCACCTTCAGGATTATATTGACACCACACCACCGAGCAGTCATGTTTCATTACAAGTTCAGCCGTTGCCTCGCACCGTTTTTGTAATGTCAGCTTGCGCTCTTCCCTTTGCTCCTTCAGTGTAGTAGCCACCTTCGGGAACAGTTCGCCGCTTAAAAGGTCATGGCATCTAACCATATGCTGACGTATTTTTAAAGGCGGCAAAATAAATGCGCCGTTATCAAATCCCAAGTCAGCCGGTAAGCGCATAGCACGAGCCCATGATGATACCCACTTCCAGAATGGGATTTCAGAATGAGCACGGAAAAAATATTTCGCCCTATTCCAAAAATCACCCTCTTTAAAAAGTGAATGCCTCATATTATCGCTCGACTTGAAAAATTGATCTATCATTTGTGATTGAGTGAGATCACCGAGGCTTTCAGATGCGGTTCCGATTTCAGGCCAATCGTTAGGGGCAGGAGTGGCCGAACATAAAAGTCGATATTGAATTTTAGACATGAAACGGATAATCTGTTTTCGGCGCTTACCATCAAAAGCCTTTATCGCGCTTGACTCATCTAACACAACCCCAGCGTAATCATCAGGATTAAAATAATGAAGGCGTTCATAATTGGTCACGATTATAGGAGCTTCAATTTTGCCTTCCCGAGAAACCTTGCAGTCTATCCCGAATTTTTCACCTTCTTTGACGGTCTGATAAGACACAGCCAACGGGGTAAGAATAATTACAGGCTTATTTGTTTTCATCACCACATTCTGAGCAAAGGTAAGCTGCATAGGTGTTTTACCTGTTCCCGTATCTGAAAAGATAGCTGCTCTACCCTTTTTGAGCGCCCATTCAAAGAGATATTTCTGAAAGTCAAACAAGAAGTCCGGCATATATAAAGGTTCAAATCCGGCATCCTCGGTCAACTGTGATTTTCTTTTTATGAACTCCTGATAACTTTGCATATCCTTACTCTAACATTTCCGATCTGTTTTTACAAGTCATTTTTTTGTTGACAAAAGATTTTGAGTCATTTATAATCAGAGAATGGTAAAGATTAAAACAAAAATCGTATCTTCCAGAATTAAATTTTCAACCTATCTGAAGCTCCAAGTAGTAGCAAAAGAAAAGGTATGGAGCATCAGCACATTGATTGAAGAAGTTCTGGAAGCGTACATTAAGAACAATCAGCATTAATCCAACAGTCCGGTATCCTTAGCGATCGCCGGTGAGGATTGCAATAGCAGTACAGGCATGGCAGCAGCAAGCCGAGCGGAGGTAGCGCAGCCTGGGAAGTGATTGGTCTTTGAAATGCCGGAGGGTGGGCGTGACGGGTGGGACGAAATAGTTAGATTAGCCGTTTGCGGCGTGATGGGATTGCGACCGCATTGAAAATCCCGATGGGCGGCGTTCCTGCTCTCCGGTAAAGAAACCCGCAGCATCGGGAAACTGGTCAGGATGGGTGGAGTATGACCCGCGACGGCTTACGCGCTGAATAGCCAGCGACAGTTTAGGCAATGGACGGAGAATATCCCGATAAAAACCGTCCAAGAGGGGCATAGCATCCAAGAAATGCTTTTGCCTCATTTTCACCGTCTCACAGATTTGAGATCGGGGGCTGTCTGGGTTGCCCAGGCGGTCCCCACTAAAAAAAGGAGAAATGAAAATGGCGAAATTCACACAGTTTTGGGCGATGTACGAGACTGATAGAGGCGACGAGTACCTAACGCTTATCACTCCTGAGGAAGCATACAAAAAAGCCGCACAGATACTGCAGCAAGTTGGTCGACCGCTGGGCTATCGCAAAAACTATGCAGCCTATGAGCCGATGGAGGATAAATAAATGTTGAGGAGGTAATATGAAAGTCCAGGTGAAAGTTCTGGAGACGCACAAAATTCAGGATGGCACGATAAAGGGGACTATCGAGTTCCCCAAGGGCACGATGCGCCGGGACTCGGTATCGTTTGAGGACGCTGTTGAAGTCTGGCTGTCCGATGAGCAGGAGATTAAGGGCGGTGAGCCAGTTGCAGACACTGACCGGGAGAAGTTTTTATTTGACTGTGGTCTCGCATACGACATTGCGCGTGTCGGGATATTCAACAAAATTAAGGACCAGCAGCACAAAGACCTGCTGGACGGGGTGAAGGATGAATGAATGCGGAAGGTTAAAATTTTAAAATAACGTTATAAAAATTGGATGAAAAAGAAAAAGGTGGAACGGGATGAAAAGTGATGTAATCACAATCGATTCGAAAATTAAAATGAAAGAAATACAGTTAATTAAATTATCATTAAAAGACTTCCAGGGCGGCACGTTCACGTTTGACGCTGATGGCGAGAATGCATTTGTTTATGCTGCCAACGGTGTCGGGAAAACACGACTGTTCTCTGCTTTCACGTTTCTGCTCTTTGGGAAAGACAGTTTAAACCGATCTGACTTTTCATTGAAAACCTTAGATTCTAACGGTGATGTTGCTGACCACGGTTTGCAGCATACGGTCGAGGGTATTCTAGATGTCGATGGCGAAAGAGTAACGCTGAAGAAAATATACTCTGAAAAATTCGTAAAGGTAAGAGGACGTCAAAACCCTGAATTCAGCGGTCATTCCACGCAACATTTTATAGATGACGTTCCGAAGGCTGAGAAGGACTACAAGTCCTATATTCAGGAGATCGCTGGTGATGAGCAAACTTTCCGTCTTCTTACGAGTCCCACGGCGTTCCCTCTTCTTCCGTGGCAGAAACAGAGATCATTATTGCTTGAGATTTTCGGAGACGTTTCGGATGCCGACATTATTGCCTCAGACCCGAAACTTGCAGCCTTACCTAAAATTCTTGGTCGGCACAAAGCGGAGGATTATAAAAAAATTGTTTCATCTCGTCAGTCCGAATTATCTAAAGCACTTGGCTCCAGCAAGCAGATAGGGACTATCGAAACCAGAATCGATGAAGTAAGGCGGAGCTTGCCGGAACTGCCCGCCGACTCACGCGCCAGTCTCGACGGTAGAGTTTCCCAGCTTGAGACTGAACTAAGCGCAGCGCGCCTCAAGCTGCAGGGGGTTGACACAGGTGGCAAGATCGCGGACCTGTCAAAACAGTTGGCTGTTGTCAACGCCGATATTCAGAAAATCGAGTCCACCCATTATGCTGAGACCATGAAGAAGGTGAATAAGATTGATCAGGATGTCTGGGCGGTCCAGGCGAAGATGAATGCTCAGAGCAAGCGGATCGTTGAAGTAGTACAGGACCTAACGGACAAAAAGTGGCATCTCGAAAGAATAGAAGCGCGGCTTGCCGGACTGCGCGAGAAATGGGCCGCTGTGGATGCTCAGGAATGGAAAGACGGCACGCCCGATACATGCGCGGCTTGTGATCAGCCTTTACCGTCTGAGCGTGTTCAGGACGCCAGAGCAAAGGCCCTTGAAGCCTTCAATAACGACAAGGCGAATGCTTTGGCGGAAATTGAAGAAAGCGGCGCCGCACTCAAAGAGACAGCCGAAAAGTTGAAAAACGACATTGGTGCCCTCGAAGTTGAACAGCATTCTGACAGGGTCGATTACTCGAAGGAGATTGAACGGATCCAAGCCGAGCGAGACGAACTAAAGCGCCTGGCATTGAATGCTGACAGCCCCGAATACCGGAAACTGATGCGCGATCGCAGCGAGTTGGAGGCGCAGATCAATGTTGAAAAATCAGGTCGGGTAGCTGACTCTGAAGAAATCAAGGCCAAAATCACAAAGCTTTCTGAGGAACTCAGCATTGCGAAAGCAGATGCACAGAATCATGTCAACCGCGAGCAGGGGGAGAAGCGGATCGCTGACCTGATGGCTGAAGAAAAGACTCTCACAATGGAGGCAGAAAGATTGCTCTCCGAACTTTACCTTATCGATCTTTTTACCAGCCTAAAGGTAACCATGCTTAACAAGAAAATGTCGGGGCAATTTGAGCTTGTGAAATGGAAACTGGCAGAGGTCCAGGTTAACGGGGCAGTTAATGATCAAATGTGCGAGTTGACAGTGAATGGTATCGGTTACAACTCGGGGCTTAACTCCGCGGCCAAGACTCAGGGCGGCATGGATATTATCAAGGCGCTGCAGAGGCACTACAAACTGTCTGCCGTAATATGGATTGACAACAGGGAAAGCTGCACTGAAATACCCGACATGCCGTGTCAGATTATCAGTCTCGTGGTGTCACCGGCAGATGCGGTTCTCAGGGTTGAGCAGATTGATAGCCACAGAAGAGAAGGGGTATTCCATGGTTGATGATAAGGAAGTGGAAGTTTACAAGGCGCAGCAAACGGGAGACCGTATTCCGCCGTCTGTAAGAATAATCATTGACACACAAATGCCTGATTTTGTGCATTTTCAGGAATCTATAGATACGTTTGAAAAGGATGCGGCAGCGATCGTCGATGCGCTTTGGCTATCTCTGCCCCAGGGCACTATCGACAGAGTAGTAATAAAAATACTGGAGAAAGACTGGGGAAATAAGCGTCTTTTCTCCACGTCAATTTAATAGGAGGACTTTAAAATGGAAAAGAATAACGAAAGCACAGTCGCAGCACCGGCTCCAAAAACATCAGAATCACAGCTTGCACTGAGTAAAAGAGATTTCATCGATGTAGTGGCAGAAAAGGCCTTAGCCTTTATCCAAAAAGGCGAGCTCGTTCTGCCGAAAGATTATTCAGTAAACAACGCTTTGAAGAGCGCATGGCTTATACTTCAGAACGTAGAGGACAAAGATCACAAAAAAGCATTGCAGGTCTGCACCCGCGATAGTATAGCCAACAGCTTGCTTGACATGATCGTCCAGGGCCTCAATCCACAAAAGAAGCAGAACTATTTTATAGTGTATGGGAATCAGCTCGTTTGTCAGCGGTCCTATTTCGGCAGCATGGCCGTGGCTCAAATGGTGAACCCTACAATTGGAGAATTTGCACACGCGGTAATTTATGAAGGAGATACGTTTAAGTACGGAGTACAAAAAGGCAAAAAGATCGTAATGGAGCACACCCAGGACCTCGACAACGTGGATAAGAAGAAAATCAAGGGTGCCTATTGCATCGCACTGGACAAAAGCGGCGAGCCGTTGAGGACAGAGATCATGACGATCGCGGAAATTCATCAGGCATGGAAACAGAGCAAGATGAATCCGATTGATGAAAATGGTAAAATCAAGGAAAGTTCGACTCACAGCAAGTTTACTGCTGACATGGCGATGAAGACGGTAATCAACAAGCTCTGCAAGTTGATAATCAACGCCTCTAGCGACAATGCGCTGCTGTTAGACCGCATCAACAGGATCGAGGAACTGGTAGACGAAGTTACCGCGCAGGAGGAGATCGCGGAGAACGCCAACAAGGGGCCAGTTCTGGAGATCGACTCCGGGGAAGTCCACACCAACGAGGATGATGATGCCGCGATTGAAAAAGAGCATGCGTTAGAAGGTCAGTACGTGCCGAAGCCTACAGCTGAAGACGAGAACGCCCGCCTGGACCGCGAGATAGCGGAAGGGCAGACGAAGCTTGATGCCGCGCGAGCGGCATATAGAGCAACGTCGGTGCGGAAGCCGGGGTTCTAACAATGAAATTCACTCCTTTAGCCAGCAGCAGCAAGGGCAACGCATACCTGGTCGAGGCAGAGGGCCGAGTGATTGCGGAATATGCAAATGGCAAAAGGGCTTCGGATGCTACGGGAATTTGTCATAGAAATATTATGCAAGTGGCAAATAAGACTGAATATAAGCCAGGACTGGTACGAAAGCAGGCGGGTGGATACGGTTGGAGGGTTGCCTGTGAAATTTAAACCGATAGCGTCCAGCAGTAAGGGGAATTGTTATATAGTGGAGGCGGAGGGAAGCAAGCCGCTCCTGCTCGAAGCGGGTATTCCGATTAAAAAAATAAGGGAAGCATTAAATTTCGGGTTATCCAATTTGGCAGGTTGCCTTATATCCCACGAACATCTTTGACCATGCAAGGGCTGTCAAGGACTTGCTGAAAGCTGGGGTGGATTGTTTTATGAGCAAGGGAACAGCTATATCTTTAGGCATAGAGAACCATTATCGTGTGTTCATCCCGAGGGAACTTAAGCCCATGGTTTTGGCTAATTGGATTGTTAGGCCCTTCCCTTTAGAACATGATGCCGTGGAACCGTGGGGTTTCACAATTTTGCATTTATTAAGCAATGAAAGATTATTATTTATCCCCGATACCGCCTATGTCAAAAACCGCTTCGAGGGCGTGACGATCCTTGCTATTGAGTGTAATTTCGTCCCCGATATCCTGCATGACAAAATCATCTCCGGAGCGCTGCCGGCAGTTGTAGGGCACAGGGTCAGGCGCAATCATATGTCGCTCGACCAAGTGATTGAAATGATCAAGGCGAACGACCTGTCAGGGTGTCGCGAAATTTGGCTTTTGCATTTGAGCGACACCAATAGTGACGAGGCCCGCATGATAAAGGCCGTGCAATCGGCCACGGGCATCCCGTGCCGGGCGGCTCAATGAAAGCACTCGGCAACTCCGGAATGTGGGAGATAGTGTATATTTTCGGCAAAATGATTATAGGCCCTATAAGGAGCCAGAAGGAGGATGATTTTGAACAAGTGCATATTCACCGGTAATTTAGGCAAAGATCCAGCGGTTGAGTACACTGGCGGCGGGACAGCAGTTGCTACAATGTCCCTATGCGTCAACAGCAAGATTAAAAAGGGTGAAGAGTGGGTTGACGATGTGTTTTATGTTGACTGCATCATTTTCGGCAAGCGCGCAGAGGCTATGGGTAAGAATCTGAGCAAGGGCAGCAAGATACTTGTCGAGGGTCGAATGAGGACACGCACCTGGGAATATGAAGGCAAGAAGCATTATAAGACTGAGCTGATGGCTGATAACGTCGAATTCCTATCGCCTAAGAAAGAGAGTGGTCAACAATTGCCGGCCTCAATGGGAGATGCCCCGGGGTTGGATGAAACCGTAGACTTAGAACCGTTTTAAGGGAGGCCAATAATGGACATAATTTTTACAAAAGAAGAAAGCGAGCACTGGTTCAATAATTGGGAAGATATGCTCAAAAGGAGTGAGATCAAGACTATCAAAACAAATGTATATGGACAGATCGTTATGACGCTCGGAGATAAGGAAGAAGTAAAAGCGATTGCCGATAAGCAGAAGCGGCGGCCAGGACCGACGATGAAAAGAGTGCAATTATAGCCATTTGCAAAATTACTGAGATATAAAGGAGGAAAATTATGGGAGTCGCAAAGTGAACGCGGCTATTAGTAGGATCGGCTTTGATCGGAGCCGAAGCCTGAGCCTGAACCGGAGCCTGAGCGAGATCTGGAGCGGGAATTACAGCAGCGAGAGCCGGAGCCGGAATTACAGCAGCTGGAGCAGGAGCGAGAGCCGGGGCGAGAATGGGAGCTGGAGCGGGAGCCTGAGCAGTAGCCTGAACCGGAGCCGGAGCGGGAGCCGGAGCGGGAATTACAGCAGCCGGAGTCGGAGCGGGAGCCTGAGCGGGAGCTGGAATTACAGCCTGAGCCTGAGCGGGAGCCTGAGCAGGATCACATTGAGAAGTTAAACACGAGCGATAAAGGAGAAAAATTATGGGGGTAACAAAGTGAACGCGGCTATTAGTAGGATAGGGTTTGAGCGGAGCGGGATCTGGATCGCGAATTACATCAGTCTCAGCGTGAGCGGGAGCCGGAGCCGGAGCCGGAGCTGGAATAATATCAGCCGGAGCCGGAGTGGGAGCCGGAGCGGGAGCCGGAGCGGGAATTACATCAGTCTCAGCGGGAGCGGGAGCTGGAG